CGCCAAAGAAAGAGATGGTCTCTTCGAATAGAACATCCTTAAAACTTAAATGAGTAAATCCGCGGCGAGCGAAATACGCCGCAGATTCATCTTTACCAGATCCAGGAGGACCATTAAAAATTACGATCAAAACCTATGCTCCTCCGTCGATGCTTCTGCAAATGCTTCATCCCACTCCTTGGCAGTGATACCGGAAAGAATGAACTCGCGGTCGGTATCGTTAAGATACGGCATCAGCTCCTGAATGTTGCCTAGGCCAGTTTCCCAAGCAGCCATGTCGTCAGGGTTAACCGGAATGTTGCGAGTACGCTCAACACCAGTCAGAATGCTCTTACGCTTGATCCACATTTTCTTTTTCCTTTATGAAGCCTAGCTTTGCGATATAGTAGGAATCAACAATGTCCGAAACCGGATTCCATTGATTCTTATTTAATATATCCAATTCTACGCGAATGTCAACCATTGTTTCTTCAAAAAAGCTTTCATACATCTTTTCTTTGTTTGCGTTTCCCTTCGTGGTAGCAAACTTTTTGATCTCGGGTGGCGCAAACACTTGAAAGGGAATCTTGTCTTTCCAAAGACGATACTTTAGTTGGCCGGTGTTCTCTGCTATCTGAAAGACTCGGCCGACAGCATTGAAGGCGTATCCTTCAATGAAGCACTTAGTTACGTTGTTTGATGTGAGAGTCTTGAGTGACCACTTTGAGAGGTTATCGTATCGATGCGCGTCGCAAAGATACTCTTGATACATCTCTCCATAGAACTGCCCAGAGACAACGACTGATTTCTCTCGATGTACGACATAGTAGAAACGGCAGTTTTTCACGTTCCATTCATCGCCCTCGTGAACGCATATAGCGGGGCTCGTCAAACTATAATCAATACCAGCAACTATCATAAAATATCTCCATCTTGTAGAGATATTTATCTTAGACTACTTATGATATGAAGTGTACCAATCAACGAATGAAGCAACACCTTCTTCGATATTGACTGAAGGTTGATAACCATACTTTACAAGTTTTGATACGTCAGACTGAGTCTCAAGACAATCGCCTGCTTGGTGTTCGATATACTCAATATCAGCTTTCTTTCCAGTCGCCGTTTCGATTGCTTCTACGAAACGTTTAAGAGTGACTTGCTGAGTGTTACCTATGTTAAAGATCTCGTTCGAAGGAATACTGTCGTTTTCCATCACTATCTGAACACCTTTCACGATATCATCAATGTACGTGAAATCGCGCTTCATGTTTCCATAGTTATACAGCTTTATCTTTTCACGATTGAGAATGTTCTTTGTGAAGTCATAGAGAGCCATGTCGGGTCTACCCCAAGGTCCATATACTGTGAAGAAACGAAGACCGATGTCGTTCAGGCCAGACATCTTAAACTGGCATTCATTAACAAACTTAGTGTATCCATACGGACTTATCTGATGAAGAACCGGTTCGTCTTCTCTCCATGGAAGTTGTTCGATTCCAGCGCAGACGCTAGAAGTAGATGCATAGACGACTTTTTCTATGCCGTTTTCTTTGCACGCATCAATAACGTTTTGAGTTCCGTCTATGTTTACCTTATGGTAGATACCAGGGTTCTTCATAGAATATCTTACACCCGCCATCGCTGCTAGGTGTACAACAATGTCTGGCTTCGCACTCTTAATAAAGCGAGATAGAGCTTCTTTATGAATGATATCTACTAGGTGTACTGGAGGCAAGCGAAAATGCTTAACTCTATCCACCTTAAGTGTAGCTGGATAGTAATCACAATAGTTGTCAATACCAATTATCTCGTAACCGCAATCGCGAAGACGAGCGGATAGTGAAGCTCCAATAAATCCTGCTGCACCAGTTACAAGAACTCTTTTCATTTAAAAAATAAACCTTCTTCGAAGTCTTTATAAATTAGTTTTTTAGATGCGCCTTCATAATGAATAAAGCTTGGAGACACCTCAATCATTTCCGATCCACTTCTAAAGAATGGCTTTTCGCTAAATTTTCTGCGATAGTTATACTTTCTTCCGATATGGAATGGAAGTAGAGTATATAAGTTCACAATGTAGTGAAAGAAATTTTCATCTGAAGCTGTTTTGTTCTTTAGATAAATTACGTTTTCAGAATGCTTTTCTTCCCAATGCTCCCACCATTTGCCCTTTGAAAATTTCTCAAGTATATGAGTTTCAGATGGAGTTCCTCTGCATGGATAGTTACCAGAAAATATATCCATGTTATATAGTTTTCCATGTCCGTTCTTTAAATTTCTATTTGTGTTATTAAACAGTATGACACCAGAATTTATCTTTCCGAGCGAGCTGCTATCCCTATGAATATATCTATCAGCGACATTATCAAAGTAACCGACGAGTCCGCTATGCATAAATTCTTCAAAGATGTTATCGGCATTTTGGTGTATGATCACGTCGGTGTCTACGTATAGAACCTGATCGTAATCCTTTAGATGTTGAACTGCTCTATACTTATCAAAGGTCTCAACGCCAAATGCCCAAGGTTTATATTCCTCTTCACTTAGGAACTCAAACTTATAGTCGATACCATATCTCTCACAGTATGCTTTTGCAAAAGTTGTGCTATGTTTCCAGTATTCTCCAACCGAAACTCGATCAAAGCTTTCGCCGAAAACATTCTTACTTCTATCTTTAAAGTCGACGTGAAACTGGTACAGTAATCTCTTCAATATCTATCTTCTCATACTCGCTGCATCAACCGCAGCCTGTTTATTGTCTTTACGAATAGGAACCATGTTGGACTTGTGCGTGGTCGCAATGCCGAGGATCTCATTGCCTGTGTACTTAACGCTAGCTTTCTTTGCGCCGTTGGCGGCAACAACATCGCTTGTGACTCGAGGGCCAGTGTTGTAGTCCGGAATCTCGTAACGGTAGTCCTTTGAGTTTCCTTTATAGCCAGCACGAGCAAGAAACCGAGCGTGTTCCGCTTCGGCTTCGATCATACGCTTCGTTTTGGTCTTTGGCTTTCTCTTACGAGTGTTGAGGGAAGTCATCCCTCGAATCAAATGCATAGTCATTATTGGATCTTCTTCAGTTCAATATCCAGCTCTTGGCCGGTCCATACCATCATGTAGTACATGACCTTTTCAAGGTCAACAAGTTTTTCTTCAAGAAATTCGCACGGATCAAAGACGTTTGATATATCGATGCATTCTGCTTCAAAGTCAAAGCTGAGTGCTTCCGATAGAGTTAGATGATAGTCCCTCATAAGAGTAACAAGATGAATCTCATAGTCAGAAGCTTCTGTCTTGGTAGCCATGTCTATCTCCATATGATATTTACTAGAGTATACTGATTCTATCAGAATGTCAACTCAAAAAGCTGACTGGCCGTAATTTCCTAGTGTATCTTCGATCTCTTTTACGAATTCCGAGTATCCTCCGATGTGTCTCTCATCCCACCAGATCTGCGGAACCGTCTTTACTTCTGGATAACGTTCAAACATTTCATCGCGGTTATCTGTAAACCCGGTATTCTTGTATTCGTACTTTAAGTCGTATTGCTCGGCGATCTTTTTTGCTTCTTGGCACCAGTGGCAGTTGTCCTTACCGTATATTGTAATCATTTATGCTCCAATCCTATTGAAATACCTAACTTATTTATCAGTCCGACCAGTTAAAAAATCCTTCGACGAATGCCCATAGTACAAAGAGAGGAAGGATTAAAAAGAATAGCGCTAGCGCTAACCAAAAATTTTTTGAAAACACGATGATCGCGCCACGAATGAATGTAGCTACGAGCAATAACACAATGCCTAGAACAACAAATTCATTCATATTTTTCTCGTATCTCTTTTAGTTTTTCATTATCAATCCGATAGTCGGATACTTGCTTTACGATAGTAAGCAACCAAAGAATATCATTCAGCATCTCTGCTTCAGTTATCTTCGTCTTCATCATATACCCATTCTTGAGCTTCGTCAATAAAACCATCATCGTGCATTGCTTCAAAGATATCATCCACCATGAAATCCTCACCCTCGATTAGCATCATACACCATTTTGCATATTCTTGCTTCGTTGCCATATCGCCCTCTTATTCTAAAGTTACTTTCTTACAACCTTGCGCTCTTCGTGAAATTTCACGAAGAGCTTTTTGCAGATTTACTTAGTTGTTCTAAAACTCTCGTCAGGATCTCTCTGTCGTGATGAGAGCCAGTTCTTCTTATGAGATCTTCTAGTTCCTGTACCAAAGACATGCAATCACTCCCATCCTATTAAAGAACTATTTATTTTGTTTCCAATAGGGATGTTCAAGAATATATTCGGCACATAGCATAAAGATGATGTCTTCTTCTACGTCTTCTTTTGAAGACAGATGAAACACCACGCTTCGGTCCATGCTTTGTGGTTTTTCAATACCTACAACGAGCTTATCCTTAAAGGATGGATTGATGCTGCGAAGGAACTTTGTAACTGAAACAAGGTCGCTAATTGCTACATCTACAAATTCGACCATCTTTCAATTCTCTTTAGCGTATTTTTCATCGATGCCGAGCTCTTCCATCTCGCAGCTCACGGCGAATTCATTCGTCGGAAACATGAACAAAGTTTGCGGATCGATATTTTCCGGTTCCGCATAACTCTGCTCAAGGTCTAACGTCATCGTTCGCGTGAGTGACAAACACTCGTCGGCAGTTTGACCTTCATAGCCAAGCTGCATCACGACCGCACCAGAGTACCATAGTGTAGCCCAATAAGTCATTTACTTCATTCCCATCCAAGTTGCGCATTCATCCCACTTGACGTTAGACGACAATTGCTTTTCGATATGATCAAGGATCATCTCGCGACCGTCACGGCCAGCGAAACGCCCAAACACATAGTTAGGAGCGAATGAGTCGTTGTCCTTGATGGACGGCATCCACTCCAAAGCGTAACGCTTGCGGTCGAGACCGCTTGCGACCACGGTGTTCCAGTAGCGATCGTAGATTTCTACGACAGCATGAAGCCGCTCTGCAAAACGAACCTCAAAGTTACGAACACGGTTTGCCTGAATGACAGGTAGCATCGGCATCACGTCGTCCATTTCCTCGTTGAGGATAAGAGCAACGATGTTACGGTCGAACACGATACGATCCACAGTCTTGTGGATACGCACATACCAATCATTCTTGACCTTAACCATATGGCCATCAGCAAAACGAATGATGTCACCCTCACGACCTTCTGCACCGCGCTGACGGCTAATGTAGTCAGCAAGGTTGCCTTCTACACTACCATAACGAGGAACAGTGGAGAACGGACAAGACTTATCCATTACATACGCACCGGTTGCGTTGTCACGAGTACCAAGATACACGAGGTCTGCTTCTTCGTATGCCAACACGATCTGGTTGAACGGGCTTACCCACTCAAAGATCGGAGTCACCGAGTCGTGTACACACTGACGAAGCCATTCGTTCAACGAAGGGTCCTGAGCAGCAAGCCAGGTCTCAGCCTGCATAGCCACTTCAGTCACGCCCATCTTGGTAGCAAGACGAAGGTAACCATCGACCAAGATAGGACGGATCATCGAACCATCGAGCTTTTCCATGATCACGTGATCAAACAAAACACTGAGATCCAACCGATGTGCTTGAGTCTCTTCACGTTCGTTCACGTTGAAGAACTTGTGAAACGGGCGGCTCATCAGGTTACCATCAGCATCAAAGATAAGACCACGGCATTCACGGCGGATCGCGCCACCAAGGTCATCGGGGCCAGTCATATCAAAGGTGTCAGCCATCGCCACCACATAGTTGACGATGGTATACCCTTCACGTTCTGCCACAACGAACTCAGGACGACCTTCGATGTGAGGAAGGACGTCTTCGATGGTGCGTATGATAGGAAAGGCGTAGTGCATTAGGTGTTCCTTTTTCGACTCGATAGATACTCTGTCATCTCAAGAGTGAGTTCACGAATTCGTGGCTTTACCGAAGCGTCATTATCTTGAACGAGTTTCTTCATAAGCTTCTCTCGTTCGCGGCGGAGGTCTCCAAATTTAGAACCAATCCAGAGACCATTCGCCACTTCGTATTGTTTTTCGTCAGTCATTTTTAATCTTTGCTTTGCGCCATACACGATACCGATAGACAAACAAACCCAACACGATGGCACCATCTGCATAGCTGTAACCATCAGTGACTTCTTCAAAATCTTCGGCACGATACCAATGAAAACCGGACCACTTAATCCGAAGGAAGCCTACTCTTTCAATACTACTTCGGCTTGGGCAGGCACGACCCTGGTTGCAGTCACTGTTACACGAAGAACAAGTCATTCTGCTTTTCCTAGCACAAGATCTTCGATTGCACCGTACACAACGAGTACGATAAGAAAGACGACGGGGATCATTACAGCGGTCATTAGAAGTCACTCCAGTTCATTGCCATACCGACATTCGTTTCGGCGTTACGCTTAGCAGCTTCGAAGTCCACGAAAGGACCGGCTGAGGTGAAGTTGTCGAGCAGACGACCCTCGGGGGTAAAGACCATGTAACCTTTGAAAGTCTTATGGATCATAACCGGCTTGATGGAGTTGGTAGCTTCGTTGTGTTCGTTGAAGGTCATCATGGTCAGTTTCCTTTCGTTCCTTACATTATTAGAATACACTGATTCTAAACGAATGTAAATAGGAAAGTGCACTGACCACGATTTTTTAGGAAATATTTTTCCAATTGCGAACGTATTCGACCTTCTTCTCACGAGTCCAATCTTTAAGATAGTCGTTGTCAGCGTCGAACTTCTCGAGCATCTGTTCTTCGGTGAGAATCTCCGAGTCGATGATAGTCTCGCCAACGTGCTTCTGAGAAAACTCTACTACCTCGTCACAGGTAACACAGTCTTCAGCCCATTCGATCTCACGTCCTTCGACAGGAACTTCAACGTTCAATTCCTGCAGTTCATCTACAGGAATACAATACCGCATACGGTAAGACGAGATAGCAGTTACGATTACATATTTGGTCATTTAATTAAATTACTCCAAGTTTTAAGTTTATTTCGCTTTACATCTACTCTATCATCTAATTCATCATTAGTCAAGACGCCGTGTTCTACCATTAGTTTAATCATACAAAGCACATCACCTGCTTCTTCAACTAGTTGATACCTATATTTGTCTTTAGACATATCTTCCATGTTATCATACTTACGCATAATTTTCATGCAGACTTGAGTTAATTCGCCCGATTCTTCTGCTGTAATTGCCATTAACTGTTGGAAGGCATTAATTGGAGATTTTAGTTCTTCGTTACTTACCATGTCTTCTTTCCCGCAATCTCGCCCAGCGTGGTGCGGGCCATATCTCTTGCATACGTGTCTTCTCCCCAAACATAGATTGCATTAAGACCCCCGACGGCCTTCGCCAGATTGTCCTCTAGTTCTTCGATGCGGTCGGCGGCTTCGAGAGCATCTTCATCTTTCCACTCAATCCGCTTGTACCCGTCAATAGACTCAAACTCTTGCCGCTTCCGCAGCCGCTTCACCAGTTCTTCGTCAGTCATTTTACTTCCTTTGCAATACAATATCCTTCCAAGGCGCGCACCGGCTCAAGCTGTGTAATAGCAGATTTGCAAGAATCATAATTAGGGAATTCCAGTGTTGTAATAGCAGCTCCGTTATAAGAGCTGATTAGAATAAGAATATATGCGCCTGCTGTGTCAATCATTTGCTCACCTTTGTAACTGCCTTACGCAGCTCTCCACCTTCAAAGTTATCCATTGCCAGATAGTGTTTCAGTTTAGCATTATCTGGATCCACTCGATGCAACTCCTGTGCAAGAGTTTCGATTAGATCGTAGTCCAGTTGAGTTTTGATATGTTTACCCATTAGAAGTCCTCCTCACCTTGATAGACGTTAAACACAAAGATACCAGCATCACGCCACATGCGAACCACGCGAGGACGATCGTCAAACACCATGTCTGGCTTCTTACCAAAGTCAGAGATGATTTGATCCAGCATTTCACGCTTTACAATATCATCACCACGGAAGTCATCTGCGGGACGCATGTAGAGCTTGTCCCACGTATGCAGGTTGTTCTTAGTCAACCATGCGACTGTGGCTTCACGACTGCGCTCGTTGCGACCGCTCGCTAGGACAATGGTGTTCCTAGCAGCACTTAGAGAGTGAAAGGCTTCCGCAACAAATCGGTTCACTTTATCATTCGGAATGCCAGCATCAAATGCAGCCCAGTTCTTAGGCTTGCTACGAACATAGTCCAAACGATGCTCGATGTTAGCGAGTGTTCCGTCCAAGTCAAATACGATTAGCATTTATAATCCTCAGATAGTTGTTCAGCAAGCCTTCGATGTTTGCTTTGCCGATAGGGTTTTGTGAGTGGACGTAGAAGTCAAAGTTGTCTGGAAGCGGGTAGCGCTTATCATTCATATCCCAATACATAATACGTTTAGCGACATCGTGACCGGTGGGTTCATCTTGACCAAGATCGTGATCAAATGAAATATATGATGGCATTCCTCTCGTCCTAACAGCTATAACAACTTCATAAAAATTGCGGCAGATCACCCACTCTTCGTTACGATACTTCTCGCGAACCTGCCAAGGTGCCCAAGTGGCATCCTCGAGGTTACGTTCGTCATCAAGAAACAGGTTCCAAGTCATCTTAGATCACCTTTGCGATTTCAATAAAAACATAGTACTCTTTGTCGAGACCTTCAACGATCTTTTCGACCTCTTCTTTTGTGTCTGCTCTAAACATGTCGTAAGACTCGAGTCGATCGCCGTAACGATCGAACTCTTCGTAGTGTGCGTAGACCTTGTACATCTGATTCTCCTTAGAAGCGATATTCTGCAGGTGCATCAACTGCGACTTCACGAACAACGAACTGCTCATAAGATGGCAGATCACGTTCAGCATCAACCAGATACTGTTGCGAAGCAGCTTCTGCGAGTTCACGAGACGAGTATACGCCTAGAAGGGTTTCACCTTCGTAGTCAGCAGCAAGAGTGAGTACAAACATCGGATGTTCCTTTCGTTCCTTACATTATTAGAATATACTGATTCTAAATGAATGTAAATAGGAAAGTGCACTCTTTTTCATTTAATCTTCTCTTTTTCCAAAGCCCCAATCGATTACGACTGGAAACCGAGGAACGCCATCCGGAGTCGGAGTGAAGTAGCGAAGAGTAACCCAATCGGGTTTCTTGCCTGCATCCCAGAGAGCACGTAGAGTGTCCATGTCACCACGAACACCAGCTTGGAAGTCACGAGTATCATTCAGTTTCAAAACAAAATGTTTAGTGCATCCCTGCCAGTTTCCAATACCAGACATCATTTCCTTGACTTCGAACTCGTCGGTCAAGAACTCTTTACGCTTCAGCAAGTTTTTCGTACGCTTGTTCTCGTAACGACCATCGATGCGGATCATCTGACCTTCGTATCCATGTTCGAGATAACCCTCATACAGAGTATCGATCGACTGCGGATCGTTGACCTGCATGGTCGGAACCATCTTTACGAATTCGTTCGAAGCTTCGTAGCGCAACAGCTCACGCTTACGGAACGGCAGATCCGGACTATCAGTCACATAGACGTCATAGACGTGATACTGCACGAGTTCCTTCGATTTCATGATGTCTTCGGGCTTCGGTTTTGTCTTACGAACCATCGAGGTGATGGTGTTGAAGTCATCCTTCAGCTCGTGATTATAGAGTTCGCCGTCAAGAATTAAGTTTGGATTCTTTTCAAAATAAGACTGCAGCGACTCCCAGACGTGAGGAACAGCGACGATTTCTTTTCCTGCGCGAGTCCATAGACCATCCTTACGAGCGATGCAACGAATGCCATCGAGCTTCGGTTGACTATAGATGTATCCCTTTGACCAGTTAACCGGAACCTCTTCATACTTCTCAGCCAACATCGGCTTGAACTTATCAAAGGTATGGATCATATCGATGTTAGAGAAATAGCCAGTATCTTCTTTCTTCTGCATTTCAGATACCATCTCAGCGTTTGCTTGCGCTTCGAGAGACGTCTCGTTTGAGCGTCCGACGTTCTTTTGTTCAACGAAGGTCCATTCAGAAGTAATCTGTTTTCCGTCCTGAAGCCCTGAGATCGTCCGTAGACCCCATCGAGTTCCATCAGTGCCGGTCTCTGCTCGCCAGACTCGCGTCTTACCTTTTGTATCTACCTTATACAGGTTCTCAGTGCTTGTTTTAACTTCCATAACGATTCTCCGAATTGGTTCATACTTGTTCTGTATAAACTAGTTTTATGAGATTGTAAACAAAAAAGAGCGCCGAAGCGCTCTTTTTCTTCATATTTTTATCTTACTGGGCTGGCTTAGCAACAACGTCCATGAATGGAACAGTCGAGTCTGGGATCATAGTGGTAGGAAGAGCACCGTTCCACTTTTCAGCTTGAACTAGAGCAATCAAACCTGCGTTATCCTTCAGAGCTTCTGCTTTCGCCTTAATCGCGCTTGCTTCTGCTTCACCTTGAATACGAGTTGCTTCTGCGGCCGCAACTGCTTGAGCTAGTTGAGCGTCGGCTTGTGCCTGTGCCTGAGTCACGACGATCTCAGCCTGAACCTTTTCACGTTCTGCGTTCTGCCGAACCTTTTGCACTTCGACTTCTGCAAGCATACGAGCTTCAATCGATTGTTCATAAGCATCAGAGAAGTCGATGTTCTCAATTTGAACCGACTCAACGATGATAGGACCAATTACAGCTTTCTGGATTGCCATCTGAACTTCTGCAGCAAGACGTTCACGTTCCTGAATAGCGGTTGCTGCGTTGAACTTACCAAAGACGTTCTTGACTTCTTCAAGAACCTGACGATCAAGCAAGCGAGAGATCACGCCAGCTTCGCCACCATATTCACGATAGATCGTCTCAACTTGATCTGCAGGGAAGCGATAGTTAACAGACAGGTTTAGACCCGCAGTCTGTTGATCACGAGAGTAAGCAAGGATGTTCTCGTACAACTGAGCCTGTGATTGAACAGAAATATCAACCACCTTTTCGATCAAAGGGATTTTAAATCCAAGACCTGGTTCTGCAGTACCAACCACGGCACCGTTACGAAGAGTTACACCACGGTAACCTTCATCAACAGTATACCACGATCCGCCAATTACAGTCAGTGCAGTAAGACCGACGACAGTAGCGATAGTTCCACCAACGATAGCATTCATTTTCATTTTCCTTTTACGTTCATTATATTGGTTTAGTGCTGCTTCATATTCAGCTTTAGTGTTAAAGTCATAGCGTTCTGGTTTAAACATCAGGTTTATCTTTCGTTGTTACAGTGTTATCACGGACGTATTCATTACCATCTTCATCTTTGGTATACGTGAAGCGTTCAGGCTGGCGTTTAAACGTGATATTTGACACCACCCAATACGCACCAACACCAATCACAGCCGCAACGACAATGAAGCCAATCATAGTATAAAAAGCCATCTATTCCTCCAATTTCCAATTAATAACTAAGTACGCAATATCATGCATTTTTCTTCTCCATAATTACATTGCAAAAGATGTCGACAATGGTGATCTTATCGAAGCCTTCATCGAGTTCAGGTTCAACATAGGAATCAGCCATAGCTTCAATGATGTGATGAGGGATAGTCTTCCCAGGACGAGAATCAAGGCGACGATCGAGTTCAGCCCACTCTTCAGCAGTCTGAGGAACACGAACGCACCAACATTCCTTGTGATAGTTCTTAGGGAACTTCGACAAGATGCTCTTACGCTTCTTCGAAGACATATTAGTCTGATCCCAGTACACATCAATCCCTGCGCTGATAGCAATTGCAAGCACATTATTCATATGCTTAGTTGCTTCGTTGATGTGATCACCGAACACGTCGTCGTAAGACTTACCAGCTTCTTTGGCTCGAGCTTCGATATATGCATCAGTGCTATACACAAAGACGTCTCCACCAAACTCCGGATCGTCAACAAACGACAATCGAGTCGACTTACCTGAACCAGGCAGACCTACGAGAACTTCAACCTTAGGCATCTTCGCCAACCTCTGCATCTTCAAAAATCTTGTTAAAGGTAATCTCGTTGTATTCGCCACGGCCGGTCATGCCGAGTTCATAAAGTCGGGCCATCATCTTTGCATCGTGTTCAGTCTTGATATACATCGATGTGTCGAGATCGCCGTGCAACATACCTACTTCAGTTCTAAAGAAGTCAACTACATACATAGTTTTGGTATAGGAACCGTCAAAGTTGCCGTAGCAGACGTCGACTTCAACTTCTTCGGGGGTCACGATTGCGATAGCCATAGTTGTTCTCCATTGCTTACAATATAGATATAATCAATGTAGAAGCAAATGTCAATGGCTTTCTTAAACTTTTTTTCGAACAGACTCATTATATTTTACGGCAGCTTCTAGCGTCTGTAGCTCGACGCCTGAGTTCTTTGCCGTCTGCAGAATCGCCGCGGTATCCTTTGGAAAACACGCTCCGCCCCAGCCTCTATCGTTCTCATTTACAAAAGTATGGCTCTCACCGATACGAGAGTCTAACGTGACACCAGAGCGAACCGACTCGTAATCCAATCCGAGCGTTTCACAGAAATCGTAGATCTCGTTGAAGAAGCTACACTTTGCCGCAAGAAACGAGTTTCGAAAATACTTGATGGCAATTGCGTGCTTTGGCTTACATACAGTTATGCTGATGTCTGGATACACCGTCGTGTAAAAATCTAACCAGTATTGAACGTTACCGCCAGCCAAGAACGCATGAGTGAGGTTCTTAAGGTCGTCGTCTGCGCTTGCAGCTCGAAGAAATTCTGGACTAAATGTGATGGAGTGTTCAGGAAAGTTTCTTTCGAGAGTTTCCCATCCCTCCATCGATATCGTGCTCTTAATGAGAATTGGAGCTTCTTTTGGAATGTCTTGAATTACATTATAGATTATGCTCATATCACAGCTTCCATCTTCAGATGATGGAGTCGAAACACAGACGATAGCACCACTAATGTTTTCTATGTCTTTGATACGAATATTGCTGAAGGCCGGATCTACGATAGACAT